CTTCTAATATAGATAGAGTAGTAGGATCAAACCCTGCAGGAGTAGTCTTCTCTGAGTACTCTTTAACAGATCCTATGGTCTGGGGATACATTTGGCCAATCCTTTTAGAGAATGGAGGATGGGCTTGGTTTAACCTAACTCCTCGTGGCAATAACCATGCCAAGAAGCTACTCGACAACAGCAAGGATAATCCTGAGTGGTTCACAGAACACCTAAATGCAAAAGATTGTGGAGTATTTACAGATGAAGATCTAAAGAAGATTAGAGATGAATACTTTGAATTATATGGAGACTACAATCTATTTGACCAAGAGTTTATGACTTCATTTGATGCACCAGTAATGGGTTCATACTATGCAACTCACATGAAGAGGGCTGAAGATGAAGGTCGGATCGTTTCTGTTCCATATGACGCATCTACACCCGTCACAACAGTATGGGACTTAGGCATCAACGACTCGATGAGTATATGGTTCTATCAGATAGTAGGGAAAGAGATTCATTTAATTGACTACTATGAAGACAATGGAGAAGGAATACCATTTTATGCCAATATTGTCAACGGCAAGGGTTATTCCTATAAAGCACACTATTGGCCTCATGATGGCCAAGCGAGAGAGCTTGGGACAGGCAAGACTCGCCAAGAAGTTGCAAGAGAGCATGGACTTAATGTGCAGATTATTCCTGTGCAGGCAGTAGAGGATGGCATTGAGGCAGTAAGAGGCTTACTCTCTAGGTGTTGGTTTGACGAAAAGAAGACCTATAAGGGGATAGAGGCTCTAAGGAACTACTCAAAAGACTTTGATGAAAAGAATAAGGTATACAGGAACAGGCCAAGGCACGACTGGGCCTCTCATGGATCTGATTCGTTTAGATATCTAGCACTCAGCTTAAAAGAGAAAGATAATAGGCCGGAGCACAAGAAGCCAGAAAGAATGAGGTTTCATGTCTAATATAAACTTCGGCAAAGAAACAGTTACAGATAGGATCATAGTAAATGGCATTCCCCTTGATAGACACACAACGAAGTGCTTCCAGGATGGCAAAGTAGTAGGAACGTCGAGGACTAAGTACGAACAAAGCATCTTCACTGAGAGGGCTTCACTGATGAAGGATGTCATCGAATCAATGGAGATAGTAACAAGAGATCTAACAAGATCGCTAACGCTTGAAATAACAGTAAAGGAGGATGGAAGAATATGGCTAAAAAAGATATGGCAAGCCTAGACATAAGGAGCACAAAGAGGTTGCTTGTTTGGAGAATAAATGCCCTAATAAGAAAGATAGGAAAGAAAGAGCTTCCTCATATACTAATCATGACAAAGGATCAGCTATGGAAGCTAATGCTCTCAGATCATCTAGAAGTACTACCAGGCAATAAAAAAGTCCCAACTGAATACCTCTATCATACCAAGTGGAATATAATGGAGGTTGTGCTAAAGAAATAGTTATGGTATAATATTCCTAGCGTACAACGGCCACTTGAGACACGAGGCGCTTCTTAAAGAAGGAGCAAAATGTTTCTCAAAAAGCCTGAACTAAAAAGAATCTACGAAGAGAGTAAATCCGAACAGCTAGTCTGGCAAGAAGACTATCCTGTTTTTGAGCGACTCGCCAATAATGATCTACTAGACAACTTAGACGAAAACCTCCCAGAGGTTAATGATGGTAGCCTGGCAGCTGCCCTATTTAAGTTGCCAAAGAGAATCATCTCAAGCAATCTATCTGGCAAAGTCAAGGCAATTGATAGAGATGAGGCATGGCTCTCAGAGCTAGCTAATCTACAATGGACTAATAAGATAGTTCCAGAAGCCAATTCGCAGGCACCATTCATTAGAAAGTGGAAGGATGCAGTGCGAAAGGCTGGTATTTATGGATCTGTTCCACTTATTACAATCTTTGTTGAGAGGGGAGAATCTGCCACCTCAGACTTTATTGTTGGTCAGCCACAAGACGTCTCTCTTGAGCCAGGCAAGATCTCTGATAGTGACTCTGATGTAGTGTTCTGGGATATCTATTATACCAAGCTTCAAATTGAAAACATCATTGAGCAAGCCAAAGAAAGCAAGAAGAAGGCCAAAGAGGATGGAGTCAAGGAGAGCGAGTACAGTAAATGGGATATAGCAGCCCTAGAAGACATCATTAAGGGTGCTGGCGAAGAAGAAAGAGTGGGATCTAATGGTCCTAAGACCGAAAGAGATAAGGGTCAAGGTGTTAAGGGTTACAAGTTCTTTGTAGCATTTCAGAGGGGTGCTGAGGCACCATTCCATATGTTCTTTACGGGTAAGAATAAGAAGTGTGTAAGAGAGTGGACCAATCCAGATCCAACTGGAGACATTCCGATTCACTATCTATATTGCTATCAAGACTTTATTAATCCTTATGGAATAGGAATCGTTAAGTTGGCTGGTGGTACTCAAAATGTTCTTGATTACTTCAGGCAAGCCGATGTGCTAGCAACTCAGCAAGGCATTAGGCCTCCAGTTAAGATAGGTGGAGATACTAGCGAAACAGACTTTGACTCAATTGTTTATGCTCAAGATGCACAGTGGTATGTAGGAAATGCAATGGTTGAAAGACAAGAGCTGGCAAATGGTATTTACTCTCAGCTTCCAAATAGAATTGCAATGTATAAGACTTCACTCAATCAATTAATTCCATTAGGAGATACCTCAATTGGAGCAAGTGCCGGCGATCCACAATACTCAAAGACGCCAGCAGGAGTTAAGTTTCAGGCAGCCTCTCTCTCAATTGATGATGAGGACTTCAAGGATAACCTATATATAACCTACGAGATGGTTGCCAAGTCAATGATAAACACCCTCTTTGCCAGCATGCAGGGACATGATCTGATGAGGCTTTCAGATGAAGAGAAAGAGCTTTTGGTGAAGGGCGGAATGATCTTCCCAGAAAATGAGGTGGGCGAGACGAGCAATGAGATAGACGTTGCCTGGGATGATGTTCGTGCTTCATTCAACTTTGAGGTAGATCCTGAAATAGATAAGACTAAGGATGATGCCGATAAGCTAGAAGGACTATTAAAGGTCGCAGAGCTAAGGGCTGCAAATCCAATGCTAGACCAAGAATTAATGGCTAGTGGCAAGCAATTAAATATTGGAGAATTAATGTCAGAGATCATTCGACTAACCTCTGATAGCGACAAGATTGTTGTAGACATAACTCCTGAAGACCAAGCCAATGCAGAGATAGAAGGAGAGAGCGAAGAAGTAGAAGAAGAGGCTCCAGTAGAGGCAACTCCAGAACAAGTCAATGTGCAGAGCGTTATGAAGGAATATGGAGTAGATGAGAATACTGCACTTGCTGCATTGTCTGCTGAGGCACAAGGCGAAGATCCTAAAATGATTATGGAAGCACTTAAAAGAGTAGCAGGAGGTACAATTGGAACAGCCTAACAGTCTCTATACAGGAATAACAAGCCAAAGCTTTGTCAAGATTAAAGAAGAAAAAGAAGAGCGCAAGAAGGAGTTGTCAAAGATAAGGAAAGAACTCCTGCCTGCCGGCGAGCTTTTAAGCACAGAAATCGAGAAAGAGATAGATAGGATCTCTCGAGTTGAGCACGTAGATCTCAGCAAGCTAACCAATGCATTTGAGGTTAAGGCTGAGCTGCTTGCCCAAGCAAGAACCATTCTAATACTAAGAAGCGTTCAACAAAGACTCAATAACTTATTAAGAGATAATAAAGATGAGTAAAGAAGTAGAGGAGGTGCCAGAGGTTGAGTATGAGCTCAATCTAGAGTCGTTGCCGAAGGTTGGAAATGACGGACACAATTGGATTAAGAGAGGAATAGTAATTACTTGCGACGGAGCCGGAACACATCCACCTCATAGACATGTAGTGCCCCGATAGCTCAGCTGGTAGAGCAGCTGTTTTGTAAACAGCAGGTCCTCAGTTCGAGTCTGAGTCGGGGCTCCAAAGGGAAATTCATTAAGTGCAAAAATGAGCATCCCTTTAGCTCAAGAGTCGCTCACTTTACGAGTAGAGAGCCGCCCACTTAAGGGCAGAAAGGAAGGAGAATAATGACTAAAGAAGAGGCGCAAGCCAAAACTGAAGTCGAGCCAGACGAAGTCGATGATGGCGTTGATCTAGAAGATATGGAAATATCTTTTGAAGATGCAGCGGGCGAATCAGAAGAAGAGTCAGAAGAGGCATCTGAAGACGATTCTGAAGAGGAGACAGAGACTGAGACTGAGGAAGACGAATCAGAGGAAGCCAAAGAGGAAGCCGATGATCCTGAGGCATCAGAATCAAAGGAAGAACCAGAGGCAGACGAAGATGCGCAAAAGTCTGATGAGGAGAAGCAGAAGCAGCACAATCGCGAGATGGCTGAGAAGCGGATCCAAGAAAGAAAGGCAAAGGAAGCTGAAATCAAGAAGCAGCAGGACGACTATGTCGCCGAAGCCGAAGATGACACCCAGCTTGCCGTCAGACAACTGCAAGTCAATGCGTACAACACGAAGGTTGATGCAAACGAGAGTCGACTGAGGACAGACTTTGCAAAGGCAATGACGGATTTCCCAATCTTGTCAGAAGACTTTGCACAAGCCGAGGTAGACCAAGCCCTTGGTACTTTTCAAGGACTACATGTAACAATCGACAAATGGGGCAACCCATCTGATGTACGAGGCGATTTGTACCAATACTTAAAAGCTAAATCTGAATCAATCCAGAGGCTTACACAGGTTGGTGCAAAAAAAGAGTCAAATGCCAAGTCGAAAGCTAAGGCAAATGCCTTAACACCACCGTCAAAGACACCCAAGTCCCCTAAAAAGGATGAAGGATTAGATGCCTTTGATGAAGAAGCAAGCCGCTGGTAGAAAGGGATACTGTGGCTATTAATCTAGCAACTAAATTTGAATCCAAGACCTCCGATCTTGTAAAAGCTCGAAGAAAATCTAAAGGATTCACAAACCAGGATTGGGACTGGGATGGCGTAAACTCAATTAATGTTTATACCCTAACTGACCCAACCATGGGCGACTATGATCCAAATGGTGCAAACCGTTATGGAAATCCTACTGAAGTAGAAGACACTAAGCAGACATTTACTCTTTCAAGAGATCGTTCTTGGACGAAGACAATGGACAAAAAGAACAAGCAAGACACTATGGCTGTTCGACAGCCTGGCAAATATCTTGCCCAAGCTACTAAGAATGTACTTGTTCCAGAAATGGACACCTATATCTTTGCAGCCATCAATACTGCTGGTGCAGTCTACAATAGAGACGATATCGTGGCTGATGCTGCTACTACTGCATCTAATGCCTACATCAACTTCCTAGCAATCAATGCCGACATTTCTGACAATGAAGCTCCTGAAGAAGGACGCGTTGCCGCAATGACTGCTGCCTACTACAACTTCCTTAAGCAAGGTGGTTTTGTACTAGACAGCGATAAGGGTCAAGGCAAACTAGACAGTGGTTCGCTTGGAACCGTTGACGGCGTAAGCATCGTAGTTGTTCCATCTTCACGAATGCCTGCCAACTGTGACTTGATCATTTCTCATCCATCTGTTTGTACAGCTCCTGAGAAGTTGGTTGACTACACACTGCATAGCAATCCACCTGGAATATCTGGAGATCTGCTTGAATATCGTCACCGATATGATGCATTCGTAGATGTTAACAAAATCTATTCAGTCGGAATTCACAAGACTGCCTAGTCGCCTCTCAATAGGTAACTATTAGAAAGGAATAGAATGGCAAAATTAAATTGGTTAGAAAAAGTAAAGGCAGACGCCGAGAGAATTACTCTTAGGAGAATCAAGGAATATCAAGAAGAGAATGATCTTGAGCCTGCAAAAGAAGCCGAAGTCGAGGTTAAAGAAGAGACTCAAGAAGAGATCATCGAAAAACCAAAGACCAAGGCAAGAAAGGATAAATAATGGCTATTGACGCAACGGGAGTCAACCTAGTAAACTTTGGCTACCGAACAGTAGAAGACATCTCAGCCTCAACTCTAACAACTGACCTAGCAGATAGCGGTAAGGTTTTAAACTTTACTCACGCTACTCCAACAGTCACGCTGCACGCAGTTGCTGCTGGTGAAACCCTAACTCTAAGAGTGGGAGCAAATCCACAAGTACTGACTATCAGCCCTAATGCAAATGATGGAATTAAGGGTTGTGATGCCAGCGGAACAGACAATCACGACATCATACTTACCAACCAACCAATTGGCAGCTATGTCACTTTGGTCGGCGGTAATGCAGATGCTTGGGTTATCTCTGCTATAAGTGGAGCATTCACCGAGGAATAAACTAAATTGAAATCTGCCTCCCCTACAATTCGGTAGGGGAGGCCGTAGAAAGTAAAGACATGCCAAAATTCGTATTACAAAGAGCCAATGTTGCAACTGGAGCCAATGAGTTTCAGGGAGCAACAACTCTATCGGGAGCAACCACCATTAGTGGTGCTGCTACCTTCTCAGGCTCTGCAGACTTTGGATCACTAAAGTCATGGGCCCCCATAAACCAGAACACTATTGTTGTGATTGATGCTCAAAATGGAACTCCAACAGCAGCTGAGCTGCTTCGTGGAGTTGTTACTCACAACTCTAAGACTGGTGCTGGCACATTAACTGTTCCAACTGGAACGCTAATGTCGGGCGCCATCAGTGGAGTACAGGTAGGATCAACATTCAGATGGCTGTACTACAACTATGGTAACCAGACAGTAACCATTACAGCCAACACCGACCATACATTGGTGGGTGGTACTGCTGCTGTAACAACTGGCAAACACATGGAAATCATATCTGTTTGCACGGCTGCTAACACCTGGGTATCATATCTAACGACCTTGATGTAAGGAGTAACTATGTATACACACAATAGCGAAACTTACAATCAAGCCGTAAAAGTAATGACCTTTGCGGGCGGTACAGCAAATGATCCTGGCGACTTTGATGGAACTGGCAATCCGGCTACTCTATTCACTGTCACGGGAACTATATTCGCAAAGCTAATAGCAGTCTGCGAGACTGACTTGGCTGGTGCTGGCGCGACGCTTATTGTTGGTACAGCCAAAGATGCTGACGCACTGATTGCGATAACTACGTGTACTGATATTGATGCCGACGAGATATGGCACGATGCCACACCCGACAACTCTGTAGAAGCTACAACCGTAGCTCCCGAAAAGATTGTCAATCAAGACATCATTCAGACCGCAGCAACAGCAAATATAACATCAGGAGTAATCCGCTATATCTTGCTTTGGAGACCAGCAACGCCGAATGCCACAGTAGTATAATCTAATTGGGCGGGGTAACTCGCCCTCTTAGGGTTAAATAAAGGAAAACATGGCCATAGAAGATCTAAAAAGAATATACGACGAGAAAGACGCAAGGATTACAGCCGAAGAGCGCCATGTTAAGACACTCCAGTCTCAGCAAGTGGTTTCGGATACGATTATTGAAGCTACAGCGTCATTAATCAAATATCTAGAAGGTCGAATCTCAAAAACTGAGGTAATGAACCAGCTGGAGGGGTTTGCAACGACAGAAGATGCCCTAAATATCGCCTCTAAGCTCGATAAATTAGATGAGAGTATACTGGCTGGCAAAGTAGACCAAACACCGATTGTAGATGCCTTAAAAGCCCTCACAGAAGAAACTAAGGGCATACCAGGCCAGATAAAGATAGAAAAGACAGAGGCAGTCGCGGTAACCAACCTAGATGAGATAAAGCTAGACAATTCTGACGTTGTTGAAGCAATCAAGGGCCAAAAGCTTGAGGTCAACGTCGAAGCACCAGTTATAAATACAGAAAAGACCGACACGAAGCTAGTTGAGGAGATTCTGGGAGACATTAAGGATGCCATCAACAAACAAAAGCTAGTAGTGCCGGACAAGTTTAAGATAACAAACCTCAAAGAGATCAAGCCGACTGATACTACCAAGATCGAGACAAGACTGGAGAAGAGCAACAAATACCTAAAAACGATAAGCGAGAAGAGCTTTGGTGGATCGGGTGGAGGTGGCAGAGCTACGCCTTATCAAGATAATGCAGGCATCCCGGCATTCGTAGAGCTTGTTGGCGGCAAGATCCCCGTTGACGTTGACATGGCCACCGAAGGTATCGCTACCGAAGCTACCCTCGCCGCACTACTAGCCGAACTGAATAAAGTCCTCTACGCCACCGAATACGGTGCTACCTATAATTACATAATGAGATACAAGCGTGGCACAACTACTTGGGAGATTCAAAGAGAAACTATTTCAACGGGATTAAGAGAATATGCCAATGGCACAACTGCACTTGCGACAGGATGGAGTGGCAGGGCAGGTGCTACTTACGGAGGAGCAGTATGAAGATAGAACTAGCACCAAATAAAGAGTTGGTAGTAAAAACCAAAGCCGACCTAATCAAACACAAAGAAGAATTACAAGCCGAAGATATTAGGAAGCAAAAAATTGTTTCTGACCTTAAAATTACCAAGGATTCTGAACCAGAACTAACTGCCTTTGCTCGGTCTATTGAGGTTCAGCTTACGCCAATAGAAGAATACGCAATTATAGATAACACTATAGAGAACTGGTAAAATGTCAATCACCTATACGAGAACTACACAGGGTTCAACGACTGACCTTGCGGCTGCAGTTGCGGCTGGTGGTTCTTTGGTGGCATCTACACAATACTGGTTCGTGATTGTTCCCTTAAATGCTCAATACTACCAGACCATAACAACCTGTGCTGGTGTTCCAACGAACATTGCTACTGCCACGACTGACACCACCAATAAGACAATCAACTTAACGTGGACAGCACCAGCTGGAGCACTGGGATACCTTATTTACTGGACAAAAACCGACCCAGCAGGAAATGCTGAGAACTTTAACCTATCTGGTAGGCAGGTTCATAGCTCAACAAATGTTTACGACGCCTCAACAACTACCAACTCATTTTCACTATCTACCGAGGCAACTACTGGAACGCCAACCTACTCAATGCCATATACAGATTCGTATCGTTTTGTAATGATTTTCAATACCCCAACTGACTCTATTGCAATGTCATCAGTCACGGAAGAAGTGACGATGGAGAAAATCTATCAGGCGTGTGTCGCTAACTCGTGGAATTCAGTTACTAAGTTTGATGACAACTCATATAATGTGAGTGCCTGTCTAAACCTCCCAGGGGCTTCTGTTACTCTCAATCTCAAAAACACTAACATTGTTACCAAGGGAACCATCAGCAATGCTGCATCTGGCTCAATGACTTTAGCAGGATATGATGCCGACACTACAAGTTCAGAGGGTTCGTCTATAACCAATATCGTTGGACAGGGTGTTTGTTGGGGAAGTTACTTTAATCTAAGAAACTGTAAATTACACGGACTTAGATTACTTGGCTTGCGAAAGGGCTACCGAAGTTCAATCCCAGAAAAATATCTTACCCCGGCAATCGCTGGTAATGATTTCCTAATCTCAAACGCAAGTATTGATTTTGCCCAGTATCTTCAACTGGCAGGGGGAGCGTTATCAACTTCATACATTAAAAACTCGGTAGTCAGTTCATCAAGATACGGATTCAACTTCGGAAGCGATACCTCTCTAGCGACCTTTTCTGGCAATAGGTCAATTAATTGCTTTCAGTCGGTTTATCTAAGATATTCACCTACGGTTAATGGACTAGAAGCATTTGGGACTTATGGTGGAACTGGGGAAGCAATCGCCATAAATAGTGTAGCAGAACAAGAAACTAAAGCGACTATTATTGACTCAAACTTTAACTGGTTAGCAGCTAGAATTATCTATTGGTATAACAACGGCAGAACCCCATCGGGTAACGAGTATGTCAAAAACGTCTACACCCAGACATTCCATATAACAGACGAATCAAATACTAATCTTTCAGGGGCAACGATTACCATCACAGACGCATATGGAACACTTAAAGATACCCTAACAACTGATGCTAATGGACTCGTAACCACCTTAACTGAGGCAGGGGTAAGTAAATCAACTGCTTCTACTGCCAATAATTATGGTATTTATACAAACTACAATCCATTCACGATAGTCATCAGTAAGGCGGGATACGAAACAGTAACGCTTCCATTCTCAATAGACAAGAAAACAGAACTTACTATCGCCCTCAAATCCCAAATAACCAAACTAGAAGACGATAACGGAAATGTATTTGACCGAGTAGATAAAACAAATAGTGGAACGACTAATTTAAGACGGAAGATAGTAAAGGTATAACGATCTTGTGGTACAGTTTAATTCATGGTATAATATATATAACTTAAACTGCTACCCTACCATGGGATGTGGGCCGACCTCAAACGAGGAAGCAAAGTCGAGTTGTATTCGATTTGCTTCACTTGTAACCGAATATGACGATAGTAAAAGTTTTATCGCCGGCAATTCCGGCAAAATCGTACCTTTCATCAAGCATAACCTCTTTATGTTTGGGAGACTCTAGCCAGGCATTGATGAGTGCATCGCCACAAACATGTCTAGCAAGGATCTCTCCAAGAAAAGCGTATCTCATTGTGCCAGCCTTAGCACGAAAGCCATCATGATTAAAAGATGCTCGAACGCCAGGCAATCTAGATTCAGCAAATTCATCAAGATCAGAGGTAATTACAACATCGTTGGTGCGCTGAGCATTCAAG